CTCGATCCCCAGCAAGCACCGCAGCAGCCGCAAGGACCGGAAACCATCTTTGACGATCCAAGAACGTATCTGGATCAGAATGTCATGGCCCCTATGCGTGCAGAAATGCAGGCGTATGGCATGAAGGTCAAGGATGACATGAGCCGCACGCAAGCCAACATGCAATTCGGCGAGCAGGAAGTGAACGCCGCATTGCAGCAGATGGCGCAAGTCCGGCAGACCCCGCAAGGCAACTTCGTGTTTCAGCAGATCATGCAGAGCGGGCATCCTTACGGCGAGTTGGTCAAATGGAACAGAACGGTGCAGGCGCAAGCCGCGATCGGCGCCGATCCGCAAGCATGGTTGCGTCAGCAGCAGCAGGCATGGGCCGAGAACGAAAAGGTCCAGGACTACGTCATGCAACTGCGTGCAAAGCGTCTGGGTGCTCAAAAGGGTACTCCGCCCAATGTGCAACTGCCGCCGTCGCTGTCATCGGTCCGGTCGTCATCCGGCCGCATGGATAACGGCGGCGATCTGAGTTCGTCGAGCCTCTACGATTTCGCCACCAAGTAAACCGGCCGCTCGTCCGACACGAAACACCCGCCCTTTGTGGCGGGTTTTTTGTTGGGTGCGGTCATAGCAGAAAGGGCACACGGCCATGGCCGTCACCGACATCCAGGCTAATAACAAACTGATCAAGTTCACGCAGCAGATCAATCGCGAGTGGGTGCGGGAGAACATGTTCTCCCCGTACATGAGCGATGATGTCAACGCCATCATCCGCCGCCGGATGGAGCTTAAGAGCGGCGGCGAAGTGATGAACATCCCGATCGTTACCCGGCTGGCGGGCGTGGGCGTTTCCACCGGTCCACTGGTTGGAAACGAGGACAAGATCGACGATTATGGAATGCGAATTTGGTTGGAATGGATTCGCAACGCGGTGGTTACCACCAAGGCCGAAAGCCAGAAAGACAGTGCCGACATCTTCGGCGAAGCAAAGCCGCTGTTGTCGGATTGGTTGAGCGAGGTAACCCGCGACGAAATCATCGCGGCATTGATGGCGCTGCCATCGGAAAGCCAGCCGGCGGCCGGCGTTCGCGTCAACGGCATCCAGTACGATCTGAGCACGGCGGCGCAACGCAATACGTGGCGCACCGACAATCTGGATCGAATTCTTTACGGTGCCGCGACAACGAACTCGGCAACCGACCACGCCACCTCGCTGGCCAACGTGGACGCCACCGCGGACAAGTTCACTGCATCCAACCTGGCGCTGTTGAAGCGTGTTGCGATGGGCGCCAATCCCCACATCAGGCCCTACAAAACCCGCTCGGGTTACGAATATTTTGTTGCGTTCGCGGGACTAAACACGTTCCGGGATCTCAAGGTTGATTTGCAAACAGTGAACAAGGATGCGCGATCGCGTGAGGGTCGCGAAATCAACGGTGCTCCCGATAATCCTCTGTTCCAAGACGGCGACCAGATCTACGACGGAGTGATCGTCCGCCTGGTGCCGGAAATTAGCAATTTCGTCACCAACGTGTGGACCTCGCTCAAGACGGCGGGCAACGGCACGACGCGCGTCGAGCCGGTGTTCCTGTGCGGCCAGCAGGCGGTGGCGATCGCCTACGGGCAAATGGCCAAGCCCACCTTCCGGAAGGAAGATGACTACGGCTTTATCACCGGCACAGGAATCGAAGCCGCCTACGGCGTCGGCAAGATCTTCAAGAAGCATCCCAAGGCTGGAACGAAGTTGGTGCAATGGGGTGTCGCAACCGGGTTCTTCAACTCGGCCACCGATTAAGCGGATAGAGAGAAAGGAACAGAACCATGGTTGCTAACCTGATGACCAACACGCCGGCCCGCGATCCGTTCAACAACGGAGTTGTGGCAATCGTCGGCCGTCATACCTTGACTGCTGCGGACACACCGGCGTCGACTAAGATCGGCACGATTCCGGCGGGTGCAATGATCCTAAGCATTGCCTCGCGGGTGGTGACGGCGGTGGCCGGCGGCACGCCGGTTCTCGGCGTCAGCTATGTGGCGGCGGGCGGTACTGCACCGGCGGTCGGCACGTCTGGCAATCTGCAGAACGTGCTGGCAGAAGCGGCCGGCAGCGAGAACGTGTTTCCGCTGGCGGCGGCGGTGCTGCCGCCAACGACCGACATCGACATCTATATTGGAACAACGGGCGCCGCGACCTCGGGCGATGTCATCGTCGCGGTGCTGTACGTCAAGCCGCTATCATAATGGCCAAGCTCACCTGGCTTGGAAGCACCGAAGGTTATCGGGAGGGGGAAACCCCTCTCGATAGCTGTACGTGGAACGGCGTCTTGTTCACTTGCGGCGACAAAGTCGAGGTGACTGATGAAACCATGATCAGGAAGGCGCGGGGAAATCGGTTTTTCAAGGTGGACGACGGGCCGGCTAAAAAACCCGCCGAGGCCGTGCAATCTCTGCCTATCGGCCTGATCAGGCCGGAAACGTGGACCAACACGCCACCGGCGCCGTTTCCTGATTTCCCGCCGGAGCAGGTTGAACCCAAGCGACGGCGCGGGCGCCCGCCGCGCATAAGGGATAACGGCAATGGCGATCAGTAACTACGGCGAGCTAAAGAGCAAACTGTCGCGCTATCTGTTCAATCAGCGGTTCCTTGCGGATTATGACGACTACACCACCATGTTCGAGGCCGATGCTAATTCGCGGTTGCGGGTGCTGCCGATGGAAACGTCGGTACTTCTCACCACCACCAGCGGCGACGTGGCATTGCCGACCGATTACATCACCTGGCGCACGGTGCGGCCAACCGTTCCGACGGTCACAACCCCGACCACGGTGCCGCCCTACGACGAACTCGACTACGTGCATCCGGCCTATCTGCCGCCGGTGGGCCGCGGCTATGATCGGCTGTTCACCATTGAGGGCAATACGTTCAAGGTGCGTCCGGTGGACGATCGTGCGGACGCCTATGAATTCCACTACTATCAGAAAATTCCCACGCTGGTCAGCAGCAACAGCAACACCAATTGGCTGCTGACCGAATATCCCAACGCCTATCTGTTCGGGTTGATGACCGAGGCCGCCGGCCATGGCCGCAATGGAGAAATGGCGCAACTCTACAAGGCCCGGCGCGATGAAGTGTTTCAGGAAATCATCCAGCGTTATGCCCTGACCACCGGCGCCACCAGCCAGATGGTGCGAACGGCGGAGTATTATTGATGATGATCTTCGACCGCGACGGCAATGAACTCGCCGACATTCCGCTGTCGGAGCGCAATCAGGCCGTGCTCGATCATGACGGGGAAATCGTGATCATCTATCACACCCCGCAAATGCTGCGCTCTACCCTGGGCGAGCGTAACGGCACGTTCACGCTGCGCAAGACTGGTGATCATATCGTTGCCGCTGATGTCGTGAGCCTGCGGGCGTATGCCGATCTGCAACGCGCCATCAAAGTTGCGCGGGAGACAAACTGATGCCCGCGAAAAAGGTACCGGTAGAGTTCGGCGAGTGGCGGCCCGATGTGGCGCTACTGGATACCAAGTTCGCGAGCGAAGTGGAGAATGTCTTTGCCGGCGTGAATTCGTACCTGCCATTTCCGAGCTTGCTGCCGTTTGCGCCGACGGCATTGCCCGATGCCTGCGGGCTATACTCCGCGCGCACGTTGTCCGGCGAATGGAAAATCTACGGCGGCACGCCAACCAAGCTTTGGACATGGAGCCTCGCCGGCTGGGTGGACATCAGCCGCACGACCGGCGGTGATTATCACGTCCAGGAGGGCGACCTGTGGATGTTCGAGCAATCCGGCCAGAAGCTGGTTGCGGTTAACGTCAACGACGACGTGCAGGTAATCGACATTGATAGCGGCACCCATTTCGCCGCGCTCGCCGGCTCACCGCCGCGCGCCACCAACGTCAAGCAGATCGGCGACTTTCTGTTTCTGTCCGGGCTAGCAACCGGCGGCGGCTACACGAATCGCACCATTCAGTGGTCCGCGATTAATGACATCACGGGATGGATCGTCGGGACTAATCTAAGCGACATGCAGGAGTTTGGCGACGGTGGCCCGGTGCAAGGCGTCGCGGGCGGCGAGATCGGCTACATCCTGCAGGATCGCGCCATCAGGACGATGCAATTCCTGCCGGGCGATACCACGTTCATTTTTAGTTTTTCGCGCGTGCTGGACGATCGCGGCTGCATATCGAAATACGGCTTCGATAGCATCGCCAATGTGCTGTATTTTATTTCAGAAGATGGTTTCTACTCCATGACCGGCCAACAAGTGATGCCGATCGGCGCCGACAAGGTCAACGAATGGTTCCTGGCGAATTCCGATGTTGAACGGCGCAACGTCGTGCATTGCATCGCGGGTGTTAACAAGCCCCGAATCGTGTGGGCCTATCACACCAACACGGCGGCCCCGATGTATGACAAGCAAATCATCTTTGATTGGAGCAATGCACGTTGGTCGAAGTCTTCCATTTCTGCCCATGTATGGGCCTTGCTAGGATCTGGAACGCCTAATCTGGACTTGGACACTGAGGGGCCAGAACCCGGTGATTTTCTTCTGGATAGTACCGCAAAATCGCTCGATAGTTTCGCCTATGTCGGGGGTCGGCCGCTGATTGGCGCCATCAACCAAGACGGTTTTCTATCCGCGCTGAACGGCCCCAACCTGCCGGCCACAATGGAAACTGCCGAGGTGCATCTATCGCCCGGGATGCGCTCATTCGTCAGTGACGCTTATCCGTTGGACGATACCCGTGCCGATGACACCGGCACGGTGGCCGCCGGCACCCGCGAGCGGCTGCAGGATGCCTATGTGTGGGAACCGCCGGTGATGATCGAGATCACCGGCTCGGCGGCACTCTATTCCTCGTCACGGCTGATGCGCTTCCGTCGTTTCATCCCGGCGGCCAAGGTGTGGACGCATGCGCAGGGCGTGCAGATCGAGGCGCAGCAGGACGGCATCGTGGCATAGGGGCGCCAGATGGTAGACGCCGCGCCCGCACCATTCCGAATAGCATTTGACAGCGCTCGCGATCCCTACACCGCGCGGAATGCGCTCGGCATTACCGGCACCGGGGCTACAGGGCCAGCAGGGCCGGCAGGACCAACCGGGGCCACCGGACCGACCGGAGCGACTGGGGCAACCGGGGCAACCGGGGCAACCGGGCCGGCCGGCGCAGACGGTACAGTTGCCTGCGGGCGGCTGGCTTATGTCAGTACAACTGCGTTGTCTTTCAAACCGTACAACGGCGACCGCGTCAAAATCGGTGGATCTGTATTTGCCATTCCAGCAGCCGGCATCGCCGGGCTAACTAATTCCGGTCTTTCGGCATCCACGCTGTATTATGTCTATGCGTTCAACAGTAGCGGGACAATCACGGGCGAGTTGTCAACGACCACACACGCGACCAGTAGCACGGCCGGCAACATCGGAACGGAAATCAAGAGCGGTGACAACAGTCGCACCTTGATCGGGATGATCCGCACCAATGCCAGCACGCAGTTTGTCGATAGCGCGGCGCAGCGTTTTGTTCGTTCATGGTTTAACGATTGGGGCATGACGGTTGGTCCCGGGACTTTTCCGTCAGACATCACGACAACGGCTGCTGCAACTTGGCACGAACTATCAACACCGCAACGCACAGAATTTCTAACATGGGCCGGGGAACAGATCGCGTATGCAGCGACCGGGACATGGAACCCCAATTCGGGTGGGGGCGTAGCTGCAACGATATCCGCTGGTATTGATGCTGTAAGCCCGTTGAGTGGCGGACGCACATATCCCAGTTGCGGTACTGCAAACTTTAATATGCCGGTTGCTTGTAGTGGCGTAGTGACCACACCTAGCGAGGGATATCATTGGGCCAACATGATTGCTTATATCAGCGGAAGTTTTAACGCCATTTTTAGGGGAGTTGGCGATCCGGGCGGGTGCGCGCATTCTGAAGTGATTGTGAGAAAATGATATGGCCAAGAACCTTGGGCCAACCTTCGGCGATGAGGTTTTAGCGGCGGGAGTTGTCGGTATCACCTGGGCCGATACCGACGAAACCATCACCGGTCGCGAGCGTCTGACGCCGGAACAGAACACGACGCTAGATGGCGTCATTGCCGCGCACGATCCGACCAAGAAACGCAAGAACATCGTCGACACATCAGACTTTGTGGCGCGCTGGACCA